CGCCTTCTTGGTATTGCTTTAAAATATCTAAGGCGTTTGTATCTTGCTTGTGCAGCAGCCCGCTGTCCGGATCGTTTAATAAGTCATTTACGCGCTTTTTATATTCGTTTGTGGCGTCAAGGACCTTCATACTTATTTGGTCATCTACGTATGCCTGTATTTGTCCCTGCAAAGCCCCTATGGCCTTTCCCATCAATTGGTTCCCGGTTGTATTGCCACCAAAAGCTTCTATGTTATTTGTGGCCTGTACGTTTGCGTTTTCTACGTTAGGATCTACAGCCCTGTTGTATGATTTTATTTCCATGGGTTACCCCCTAAAATTCTTAGATCCAAAGGGATTTGAACTAAATAGCCCCTTTTGTGCGTTTGCGTATCGTGACCATCTTAGAAGGTCGGGTTTGTAATCAAATGTATAGTCTGTTCCAGAGCTTCCGGCGGCAGGCTTTTTAGCCCCGGCATACTCATGTTTAATTCCATACATGCTGGAAGCCGTTGAAAGAAGAGTGGCTATACCGGCTAGTTTTCCCTGGGCTTTGGCGTTTTCTGCTGAGGCCTTATATCCTGCGGCTTGGTTTTCGTAGTTGTACTGGTTAAATAACTCCGAGCGTTCGTCGTTTCGTTGGTTCTGTAATAATTGACTGCTGTCATCTTGGTATGTTCCGTACGATGAGATGAGAATATCTAAAGGGCTGCCTGTAAGCGTCATGTTTGATGAGCCAGCCTGGGCTGCTGTTTGGCCTGCCATTAACCGCATCCTGTCGTCAAGTTTACGTTGGTCGTTTGCGTATTTATCGGCGATTTGGTCTTGCCGTAGTTCGCTTATTTTAGCGTTTTGTTCAGCGGCTTGTTCTTGCTGCCTGTACATAGCGACCTTTGCGTTCGTTTCTTGCTTTATTTGTTTATATTGCATGATGCCCTGGACGGCTTGTCCTGCTATCATGCCCCATACTCCACACATCACTCATTCCTCCTTATTACAAATTGCTGCCACGTTATACCGTTTTCTTTAAACGGTGCATCAAAAACGGCGCCAGCCTTTTTTAGCCAACGCCGTGATTCATCGTTATCCATGCTTATATAATTTGTTATGGGTCCGTATTCTTTGGTAAATCTATGGATTTCTTTAAACCCTATTGTGATTAATTCTTTTTTGTAGTTTTTGATTTTTGTTGTCGCCACCATCCATACGGCATGGCAGCCGTCTATCGGATATTTTACGATCCCGTATATAGCGATAGGTTCGCCCTTTTCGCCGAACGCCAAAAAATTGTCGCAAAATTCGTGCATGGCGCATTTGGTAACGGATGTACAAGCCCCTTGTAGTTCTTTTTTGTCGATAGGCCGCAAGTGTTCTTCTATGTACTTTACGGCCTGGAGGTGCTTTTTATCTTTCTTGTTAAATTTCTCCGTTGTAACTTTTAACGATGCCGCCATCTATGCTTACCTCTCTTATGATTGCGTTTAACTCGAACGGGAAGGGTTCATCGTGTTTTATGCAAATGTGGTTCCTGGTATTACTACCGATATCGGCTACCGGCATTTGCTGCACGATATCGCCTGTTTCTAACGTTTCGTAATCTTCATATCGTAATTCGTCCATATCCTTATCTTTAAATGTGTATCCGATATGGCCGCCGTAGGATTTTTCTACTCTTAACACGACGGTATTAATCTTTGAGATTCTAGCCTGCATAGTGCCTTCTTTTAATCCTATATCAGGGCCCGGCTGCTCGACTTTTGTTTCGTAGGCAAGGCCAATTGTGATATCTGAAAACGACTGGCCAAAGGCCACTAAGCCATTTTCAGGCACTACTCTATCTTGAATCCTTGTTCCGTCGGCTAGGACTTGTACGGTTTCCCCTATAAGGTGTAGTGCTTTTATGCTGCTACCGCTGCCTGTAATGTACGAATCCATGTATACGGCCGCTTCTATATCGGGATTAAACCGTTCTATATAGGTTTTATCGTTTCTTTCTACCGTTACGTATAGTACGTCGCTTGTACCGTTTGGAATGGATGCTACCTTTTTATATTTGCCGTCTGTCTTTTGATGCGACCAGGCGAATACGTTTTGTTCTTTAATGAAAGCTAGTGAAAGCAGCACTCCGTCGTCACGGACGTAATACAAGGTACTATTGGGTTCTTGAATATACGCGGAAGACACCAGCTTGTGGCCTTCGGTTAAATGTGTTGCCAAAAGCGTTAAGTCATCGCCGTTGTAGTTATCCGCATCATACTGATAGCCGAGGTCTCTTACGGTCTTTCCGCTTCGTTGTACGTGTACGATACGATTTCCGATGTGCTGCGGAGGGCATGTATTAGATCCACGCATGGTTTGCGGTCTAGGGTTAATTTTGGCCGGCGTGATGACACTTGAGCCCTCTATAATCCATTCGTTACCTGTTGTTAATATAACCAGGTCCTTGGCGGGTACTAAATGCAAAATCTCAAAGCCGTTACGAGTGATGAGGTCTGCTTTAATCGCCGAGTCGTCGGTTACACCACCGTCTACTTTTTCGATACCGAAATTAGGATAATCTCCTGTCCTACTCATCCATATGGAGTAGGGCTCTTTTTTTGTGGCTGCTAAGACTAATCTATCTTGGAAAAAGCACGCTATTTTAGGGTATCCGTTATCGTCGTTCCAGCTACTTAATGCATATACCTGGGTTTTGTCTGTGTTTGCAAAATCAGTAATGACTGATACTTTAACTTCCGTCGGTGAAACGACCTCTGTTATTTTAGCCGTGCCGTCATTTGAGTAAGGATTTCTTGAAAAGTCTACGGTAAGTTTACCGCTTCCGTTATCTGCGTCTGTTACGGCTACCGCTTTCATCCACGTAGGTGTTGTTACGGTACCTGATTCGGTGAAGTTCTGGTCGTTATTTGACTTATAACTTCTGTATTCTTGCCAGGTTTTATTATCGTCCGAGTGGTAAACCGTGACTTTACCCTTCCATGTGCCGTGAGTTGTAATCTTCCAGGCCTTTCCCACTCGTATAGATTTTGTTTCTTCTGTAATGGAAGAGGCCTGTATTTCAATTCGTTCAGATTGATTTTCGGCTTGCTGCGTTAGTTTTATATGGCTATTTACCATTCCCGGCGTGAACGTGTCTTTCGTGGCCGTAATAGTGACGTCATTTCCCGATGTAGCCGAGGGCTTTAATTCGTTGTTCCCGGAGAATGTGATTCTTACGTATCCGTTTTGGCCGTCTTTTCCGTCTGTTATTTGCGTTGGGTTGTGCGTGACGTCTTCGCAGTTTCCAGGGGCCCCGCCCTTAGCGGTGCCGTGGTAGTTTTCTGTTTGGAGGTCTTCACTTTGGTTTATTTTTCTTCGTGCCTTGCCACCGCCCCCGCCTTTGGCGGTTTTCCCGTTAAATGAGCTTTCTTCTCCATTCGTTCCATTTTCCGATTTTAATATATCCTTGTCTGTTTTTCTTTCCTGATATACCGATTTTCCACCTTTCCCGCCTTTTCCTACCGTTATGTTATATGTTTCTCCTTGTGTTAATATATATGTTATTTTTTTTGTTTCTCCGTTTCCTCCTGGTCCTCCCAAATAAGCTAGGTAGAATTTTCGATGGTGTTTCCCTTCGTATTGTTCAGTGGTTGTTCCAGCTCCACCACCGCCAGCTCCTGTAATTTCTATATCATATCTACCTGTAAACTGTGGTGTGAACGTATATGTTCCGGGTGTTGTGAACGACGTTTCTTTGTTTACCGTCTGTACAGCTGAATCATAATAAGGCTCTGTTATTTCGTACTCTTTAAGCGTCCAGCCTGCAGCCGTTCTTTGAAGGCACTGAATCGGATAATCGCCGGAACAAATAAACATGGTGTCGGCCGATTGGGTAAATTGTAAGTTATCCACATTGTCGTACGGTGTGGATAACTCTGTGCCGGTGTATTTGCCGTCTTCCCAGATACGGATATATTGATATCCCACTTCCAGGAGGTATGCATCGTCTATTCCGGCATTAAAGGCGACAAGGGCCGTCGGTTTATCGTCGTATTTAACTTTTCCGATAAATTCCGATCCTTGTCTACGATAGCACCCGCCGAACGGACGGATGACTAAGTTTTGAGCTGTTAGAAGGGCCGATTTATATTTATCTAAATCTACCCGGTTTGCGACGTACGGCGATATTTCCCCTGCTGCAAACGACGGCTGTATGAGATATATGTTCATCGTACCCTCCGAGTGTTTGCGTAATTACTATGATATACCGCATCCCTTTGCCCTTCTCTTGCGTCGTTTAATTGGGCATCGTGAATAATAGCCTGGAATAACTGATATTGCATTTGGTAGGCTTGCGGATTTCCGGTAAGGCGCATGGCCATATTGGCTGCCAAAAGGCGTGTGAAGGCACTTACAAATAAGGTATCCATGACTTGTACGTCTTTTTCATCGACCGTGTAATCAGTGTAAGCGTCTTGTAGATTACAAGCAATGGCCTTTGTAGCCGTATCTATATTTACGATGACGTACGGAACGTGTTCTTGTACGTTTATCTGTTTGTTTCGAATGTTATTTATTTTTAAGCAGTTTTTCGGATATGCATAACAAAAATCATATCCGGGTATTTCTTTGTCAAGCAGGGCTAACTTTTCAATTCTATGAGCAAAGCTCCACGGATACGCCCGGAGTACCGTTTCTCTTGTTTGGTCGTAATAGAGCTTACATGCCCTTGCGTTTTCTTCCTTATCGTTCATTGAGGTAATGGTGCCTTTTCCGAGATCAGATAGCGCCATGTTGCAAATATCCGTGTCTGTCATGTTTTCTCCTTTTTAATAAAGTTGGGGACGGTGTTATCCGCCCCCTTATCTTTATAACTTGTGTTTTTTAACGAGGTTTACAAGGTCCTCTTTAGTTTCTTCGCCGGTGTATTCAACGCCGGCTTGGATTAACTTAGCTCGTAACTCATTGGAATGTAACTGATTTAAACTTCTTCCTTTGCGGCAATCCTTAAAAGGGATCCCCGGCTTATCGTACGTCTGCATCCATTACAAGTGACGCCGAAATGGTGCCTGCCGATTGGGCTGCGGCGGACGCCCATTTTAAGCGGAGATAACCGAGGTCTCCGTAAGGTACTTTAACAGCTAAGGTTTTACCCTTTTCAGCCGTATACGTACCCAGGGTCTTAGTTCCTGTCATCTTATCGTTGTCCGCTGTTTCAAGCGTTACCGTGCAATCTGCCGAGGCGCCGGGTAATTTAACAACTAAGGTTAAAGGACTTCCTGCGTCGCCTTTACCTGTTTTAATAACTTCGCCTGTACCGGACGTACCGGATAATTTCACGTTCCAGAAGAACGTATTTTCTGCATCGTATATCATAGTTTCTCCTTTCTAGGCGATGACGGGTTCGGTTTCCGTCAATGCGTCGTTTTTCTTAACGATTAAGCCTGATACATAAAGTGTCGGGATGCCCTGTGCTAATTCCTGACGGGTTACGTATACGTTGTCTTTGTCCGATAAGTGAAGTTCAAGCATCGTATATGCCATGGGCGATACGTACAAGATCGGACGTTTCGGGCTTACTATTTTATTCTTTGCTACGATGATGCGTTCTGCAAAGGCTTTACGAGCTTCGGAGGTAGAGTCTTCGGCTGCTGCCTTGCAATCAATATTACGAACGGCTGCGACTTTACGGATGTTCTTAACGGCGAGGCCTGCATCCCAGTCAAAGAGCGTTGCAAGGGCCCGGTATTTACCGCCGTTTGCGTCGATGGCGTCAATTTCGCCGAGGTCCTGGATATCAAGGCCTGCTTTCGAGCCTTTCGGGTAAATGCCGACGACCGCATCTTCGCCCCAATCGACGATGTATGCGGAGGTTTGTTTGTTGGCCGTCTTGCCACCAGCGTTTACTACCTGGTAGCCTTCTTCTCCGAGGTCGCCTTTAAACGTGTTATAGCGGATGCCGAGGCCATTAAACTGGTCCGGGTTTGCGTCCGTGTCGCCGTAGAACATGTACTTAGCGAGATCATCCGTAAAGCCCTGGATATAGGCTTTGTCTTCGGACATGCGAAAGGCTTGTTTGTCCGGAGCAAGTTTCACAAGCTTTACGTCCACTTCCGAGCGCGCTTCCATCAAGCAGCACGTGTCGATGATTTGCTTTGTCGTTGATTTTCCGGGTTTTACGCCGGCATTTACACGACGGAGTTCCGGGTGAGGGTACGACGTGCGTACGGTTGTCTGGTTGCCTGTGGGAAGGTTTCCTTCCATCCAGGGGATGTCTTCCATGATAGGGTTACTTTGAGCCATGACTTCCATGATCGTGTCGAGTTGGCCCTGGGGATTTAAGCGCTTACGCAAATCCGAGAAAGTTAATGCTGTGCTTCCAATCATATTTTTTGGTCTCCTTTTAAATTAATACTTGGAAAAATCCGTATGAGGATACATGTCGGTACTTGTTGCGGCGGTGCCTGCGCCACCCATTTTACCGGGGTCTTCACCGATTAAATCGGCAAAGGCTGCCATGGTTTTAATCATGGCTATATGATTACCGGCTCCCGTTAGATTTAGCATCTTTGTAAAGCCGGGAATCTTTTGTTCAATATAATCTCTTGCGGTTGCAGCTTTACCGAGCGTTTCTTGATAAGCCCCGCCTAATTCTTCTTTTGCCGCATCACCCCAGGACTTTACTTCGTTTACGTATTGTTCCTGGAGATTTTTAGCTACCGCTTCTGCCACGCCTTGAGCATACTGAATGCCGTATGTTGCCATACCGGCTGCCTGTTCTTGAGTTGCGCCCATACCCTTTAAGAGATTAGTAAATTCTTCGGTGCTTTTTTCGTCCGCTTCCAGGCCCGTTTCTTTTAATACGGCCGTGAAATCGTATGATTCGGGTACTTGCGGAGCCGCGCTTTCGCCTTCACCGCCTAAGGCGGTCTGGGTGCCTTTACCGATAAATGAGTCGCTGCCTTCTTGGTTAGCGCTCGCATCGGTCGATTGTTCTTGTGCTCCTTCTGCCTCTTGGCTTTCCGGGCCTTCGGCGAATCGTTGCAGGTCAAATTTTAATTTCAATTGTTCCATGTCGTTTTCATCCTTTCTAGTTCGATGCGTTTTGTGGCGTATTCTTCTTCCATTTGGTGAAGTAATTTCATACCTTCAAGTCCCATAGATTGAATGAGTTTTAAATATTCAAGGCCTACACGACGGCGCCCCTCGTCTAAGAGTGTGGTTTCATTGGATAACGGGCTATAGATTCTCGTCGTATCCAAAAGGCGGGCCATGAAATGCCGTCCTAGCGGACTTTCCATGACGTATCGCAACGCTTCCATATCCTTACTACGTATGGTTTCTTCTATGAGTTGTGCTGTCTTTCGTTCTTTTTCGTGCATTTTTACCTCATTCCTAGCCATTCTTGCATAGCCGGATTTCCATCATTTGCCGCTTCTGTTGCGTTTTTAGCTGCGGCTGCAAGGTCCGGAGCTTGTGCGATAGCTGCTTGCTGTTGGGCCTGGGCTTCGGCTGCGGCTTGGGCTTCTTGGCGCTGTTTTTGGATTTGTTCAACTTCTTCATCCGAACGGATCATAGCTGCCGGTACGCCTACTTGTGCTAAGTAATTAGCGACCGCTTCTGTAAGGTTAACTTTATCGAGGACCGTCTGGTCGAATTGTGCAGCCTGTCCAATAAAGCCGATGCCTTGTTCGATCGATGTAAGACCACTCATCTTTTGAGCTTGAGCGAGCGGCGAAATATATTCGATCCTAAACTCTTCACCTACAATGTCTTGCAGCTCTTCGGGAATGTCCGGGAAAATGCCGCTTCGGTCAAGAATGTTATAGACCCTTTCTAGGATACGGTTTAAGAATTCGTATTGAAGGCGTTCTACCACGGGGCCTAGCTGTTGCAGTTTTTCCTGGTTACGGGCCATGACTTCCTGGGCCGTCATTCTGCCTTTGTCTAACTGGTCCAGCATTAAGAATAGGTCCGAGGAGTATGTGCGTTTTACCCTATCTTCCACACGTTGGATTTTTCCTTCAAGTTCACCAATCGCCAGTTGCCCCTGGAAAATAGGACGTATGGCTTCATTCGGATCGTTTATGGCTGTCGTGCCGCCGGGAAAGAGATTGATGTTTCCTACTTGCGACGGAGGGACCTGTAAGGGAGGCTTTACGCCCATTTCAATGGCTGTGATAGCGTCGAGCTCCATTTGCTGTAACATTTTGGCGTCCGGCAAGGCGTTCCAGCCAGGGCCCGTTGCGTAGGCTTCTGTTCCTTTTACCGTGTAACGAGCCACGGGTACGGGCCACTCCTCAAATCCCGTAACCGCCAGGCATTCATCTTCGTTGGAGTCTTCTACCCAGTATGTCGAGGTGAACGGCATCTTCTTATTGTTTAGCTTGTTTGGGTCGTTATCTTCGTTCTTTTCGACGAGCCAGCATACTACGTGGTAGTTTTGATGGCCGCTTCCGTTATCGTAGGACTGCTTAACAGTCATCGGACAATTGTCGTATCCGAATTGCTTTACGATTTGGTTTACGGTCATCTTGGCTCTACGGGCAAATGTCGAGACTCTACCTGTTGCGTCACACGCCAGGGCATAGGTGCCTATAGTATACGGGACAAACGTTACCGTGCCGCCTTGCGAGAAAATCCCCAGGGCCGCTTGGCCAAAAGGAAGTTCTGAATAACATTGGTGTATAGCGTTGTAGAAGTTCGAACCGGACAATACAGATTCCATGATATCGGCCCTTGTATCCAGGAACCGTTGTACACCTGTATCATCGGCCAGGTCCTTATTTCCGATACCAAAGCGAAACCAGCGCCTAGACGGCGGTGTGAGCCCCGATTGAACGCCTGCTGCAAAGGTATCGCGGGCTTCTTGAATAACACCTGTAAAAATTTCTTCGTCATGAATAACGGGTTTTCCTGCCGTGTCGTCATCGAATAAGCCGTCATAGGGAAGCTCGTAATCACGGATTAACTTCCACACTCTTTCCCAGGGCCGCCTTGCTTGAAATAAGGCATTAAATCGCTGCACGAGTTTTCTTTTATCTTTACATGTGTTCGGTTTTACCGTCTTTTTATTTTCCGTCGGGCTTCTGGCTAATTCCGTTTTTATTTCTTTACGCATGCCTTCTCCTTTATCCCAATGTATTTTTGCCATTGGTTGTTCCTAATGCCGTGTCTATAGCCGTGCGCGTACTTTGAAAACCGCGCTTTTTACGCTGTTTTTCGACGCTATCGGCTGTTCCTTGGTCGCCGTTATTTACGGCCTGTACCGTAGGATCCGGCGTTTTAAATTCGGGAGATGAACTACTTCCGAACAGTCCTTTTAATCCACACATTTGGTATTACCCCTTTCTAAACGGATTGTATTTTGTTTGTGCTGCCGTTTGTTGTCTTTGGCTTTTTAACACCGGCAACGCAAATGTTAAAGCCAGTGCGTCTGCTTTATTCGGTGACGGTACGCCGCGGGCCTTCATATGGTCTTTACTTTCCAAGATAATTTCGCCTTTTTCGTTAACGGATGCTTCTGGACCTATGAGGTCGTCTCTTAAAACGTCATCATCCGGCAGCACCCCGCCATTTATAAGCCAGTCTTTCATCTTCCCCCATATTTCAGCCCTTTTATTAGCAAAACCTTTTGTTCCAGACTTTCCGCCAAATGCTACCAGTTTCCAGGTTCTTCCCATGGTTACGCCGAACGAATAAAGCCCTGTTCCGTAGCCCTGGTCGATAAAGACCGCATCGGCTTTGTATTCGTCTTCGAACCCTGCCAATATGGCCGCCATGGCTCCGTCATTGTCGTTTTTCTGATATTCGCCTAGGACCTTGCTGTAAAGGCCTTGGCGCATGATGATTACGAATTGGTCGCTTCCCGTCCATGCCGGGTCCACACCTATAATAATGGGTGCAAAGTTGTATTCAGCCGGCCGGAGCGTTCTTTTTGTGGCCGCTTCTACAATATCCACTCCGATATATTGCGCGTCAGACGATGACGGGAATTCGCCACGTACACGGACTTTGAAGAAGTCTGAATCTTCGCCGTATTGATTTTTCCACTGTTCGATTTGGGCTTTGTTTGATATGGCCACGTCCCTGGAGTCTATCTTTTTGGTGTCCCAGTAGTTTCTGTATTTGGTGAAACAAGCGTGGAACCTTCCCACGTTACGGGTAGGGTTCCCGTAACAGCACCAGATGATTTCGGTGTTCTTATCCGTTAAGGCGCCTTCTGCTACTTCCCAGATACGATCGTCTATGGCGGAGGCTTCATCAAATATGATAAGAATTCTTCGGCCCTGATTGTGTAGCCCGGCAAAGGCTTCGGTATTTGTGACGGACCAGGGAATGGCGTCAATTCTCCAGGTCCTTTCATGTTCCGCTTCAATTGAAAATATCGCCGTTGCCGTGTAGGTGAATAATTCTTTACCGATGAACTTTCTGTACCATTTAGCAAGTTCCGCCCAGGTTTTTGTTCTTAATTGGGCTTCGGTGTTTGCTGTTACGACGCCTCTTGTGTCCGGATGAGTCGATATGGCCCATAAGATGAGCCAGGATACGAGGGTCGACTTGCCGCAACCATGACCAGATGAAACCGCTTGACGTATGATATTATCCGGCGTTTCCAGTCCTTTAGCGATTCTTTCTAGTTGCTCCAGCTGCCATTTTTGCGGCTTTTGTCCCTTTAATTCCGGGTCGTTATCCCAGTCGAATGCAAAATATACCCAGGCTACCGGATCGTGAGTTAAGCGGCCTAGACAGTCCATGAGCTTATATGCTTCGTCTTTATTCATTAGCCGCTTCCCCTTTCTTTAGTAATGCCTGTTGCAGTCGTTCCGATAAATCCATGTTGGCGTTTATTTCGACGCTTCCGGTTAATTCTGTTTGTTGTTTTTGTTTCCAGTCGTCCGGTGCTAAATTAGTAAGAATAAAGGTAGCCGCCTTCGTTTCCGGCGGTACGAACACAAGTTCGTTTTCTATCTTCTTTGTGACTTGTTTTCCTACAACCTTGCCGTCTTTTATGATGTCTGTTGTGACGGTCTGTTCTTTCTTTGGCATCTTTTTTTCAATGCCTACAGCCCTTTGAAACAAGGCATTTTCTACCTGGGCTACACAGTAGTCTTTTCCGATTGAAAGTGCCTCCGAAAACTCCGGATGTTTTTTAGTCCACTCATAAAGCGTTGATTCGGAAATTCCGATGTAGGCTGCAATCTCGTCATTATGCCATCCTTTACGGCATAGGCTTTTAATGACTTCCAGGTTTTGGGCCGTGTGAAATTTCTTCCATGTTGTCGAACGACGCCTTATATTAATGTTTTTTCTTCGCGCGTCTTTTGTGCGCGTATCTGTGTCTTTGATAAATATCTTCTCACGGCGAACGGGTTCACCTCGTACCTTGTTTTTTGTCATAGTTTCTCCTACTTAAACGTACGCCGTCTCGTTGAGTAGTGGACGGGTGTATGGTTTATATCTGTTTCGTTTGTTTTTCGTTTTTTCTGCCACTTTGGCTCAAAGCATATGCACCGCTCCGATTCTATCTGTAGGTGCATGTTTACGCATATTTCGCGGTGGTTGTGTTTGCATCTTTGGTTATCGCATCGGATCATGCTACCCTCGCTTTTTACGGCAACAAAAAAGGAAGGCCTGCACTATACAGGTCTTCCTTGTCTTATTTTTCTAGCTTACATGATATCACAGAGCGATATGTAACTTTAAGTACCCTCTTTTGATTTTTTAAGGATTATATCGAAACTTTTTAGGGCTCGTCGCTGCGTTCTAAAAATATTCGGCCACGTGCAGCCCAGGGCCTTACATATATTTTCCCACTTTTCGCCGTAAAGATATCTTCTCGAAAGGATACTTTGGTGTTTAGGATTTTCCAGCTTTTCGATTAAGAGCCGTGCCTCTTCTCTTTTTTCGATGAGCTTATCCCATTCCTGGTCCGCATCCGCAATCATATCCGCTAGGCGTGCCACTTTATCTGCCATACCGCTTCCGGGCGTTCCGGAAACCTTATCTGCCGAATAATCCGTTCCTTTTAGGGTACAGATATCTTCTCTATATCTTGAGATTCTTGTTTCTAGGGTCTTTAGCCTGATGTCTAGTGTTCGGATTGATTGTAGGTATTTTATGGCCGTTATGTTTTCTACCATTCTTTTATGGTCTCCTTGATGATGACGTCCATATCTATGGTTCCGTTGTACCGTATGATGTTGTTTTTTTCTATTTCTCCGGCGTGTAGTGCTTGCAGTATCCATAATATCTTTTTCATCACTTTTCTGTCCTGCTCTTCTTCTCCGTGAAATACTACTATGTCTTTTGCGTTTTGCCTTGCGACAATTCCTGTTTTTCTAACCCTAAATAATTGCAGTGCTCCTATGGTTTTTCCGTTTTTAATTATCAGCATGTCCGGTTCTCCTTTGGTTTTGGTGACTTGTTTGTTATTGTTCGCCTATTACGATGCCTTCTTCTCTAGCTCTTAGTCTTAGTAGATTTAAGTACCGTTCCATTACATGTGACTGTGCCTGGAGTGCGTCTATCGGAGTTTTTGTATCTCGGTCTAATCGTTGGCTTTTTCTTGCTATGGCAACTTGTAATTTTTGGTGCCTAATTTTTAGCTGCCAGTATTCAGCAAGAAGCCGGTCTTTGTAGTCGTCGCTTGTCATAAGGTTTATGGTGTCTTTTAGGTCTCTTATTTTCATGGTTAGTCCTCTCTTATTTGCCCGTTTTCGCTATTTCTTATGTTGCTATCTTGCTTAATTCTGTAGTTTTCCTCGAAATATCCCTTTCCCATTACTTTAATAATCTGTAATCTCGAACTTACTTCCGGCTTTATGAAGTAGTCGCCAGGAAAGGCCGTTTCCCTGCTTTGGTGCCATGTTATTTCTATTCTTCCAGTGGCGGGTAAAATGTGCATCTCTTGGCTTGTTGCGCAGCACCTTACGGTTTCCCAAACGTCCTGTATGTTTTCGCCAGTCCATTGTACGGCCTCTAACGTTTTTGCGCCTTCATACTTTTGCACCTTTGTTGCCGCTTGTGATGTGGGAGTGAATTTAATCTCGACGTCTTGTTCTTTTGCCGCAGACTTTAGTACGACGGCTAGGATTATTAGTGTAATTATTAGCCCTATTATTACCCCTGTGTTTGTGGTTATTTCTAGCTCCATTGTTAATTCTCCTCTCTGTCGTCAAAATTCAGCTTATCTTGAGCTCTATCGCCGTCTATATATCTGAAAATTTCCGTCGTTAATCGTTCAATTACTTCGCTACATTCGGGTGTAAACGGAATTTCACTAGTCGGTGTTCCATAATTTATAACCCTCTTCGGCACCTTTGCTTCGATGAACGTTCCGGCGTTAGGTATGTAAAATCTGGCCGTTATGGTAACGCTTGTCTCTGCCGTCTTCTCGTTATATGTGTAGGTGAGCTTTTTGGTTATTAGACGATCTTCGCAATAGTCCGGCAATTCTAAAATCTCGGTGATATAAGGCGAAAGTTCTTTTACCGCTTCAATTAATTCCGGCCTCGGATATTCCGAACATTTTAATTGCAGGGTGTCGTATCCTCCCGTGTTTTCGTTGTCTTGTTCGTACACGATATTAAATACTTGGTGTTTACCGATTTCGAATTTTCTTATTTTTCTATCTAGCATAGTTTGCTCCTTTCTTAATTTTATTAGCGATTACCGCCTGTTGCTAAGATCGTTCCGATGAGTGTCATGGCCCCTAATACGTACAATGTTATTCCTTCTATCCCTTCGCATTCATAAATCCATTTTCCCATTACAATTAATATTCCCGTAAGCCCTGCTAAAAACATACCTATTCCGATTTGTTCCATGTGTTTTTCTCCTTTTGTAAGTCCGGTAGTTTTTCTATTTGCTGTAAATACTCGGCGACTTCATCGGCGGTCAAATATCCGATGACGTCGTTTGTTATCGGTGTGCTGTAGCAAATATCCCCGTCCTTTAAAACAGCAAGTTCGAACAATCCCCTATCTCCGCCAAAACTATAACTAGAGCGAAGCACGCTTGCTCCGTATCCATTTTTGAATTCATAGTGATATAGCAACTTCGAAAATGACGGAAAGCGTCCGCTTAGATCTTCTACCGGCTCGTAATTTCCGAATTTTATTTTGGTCATATTTTGTCTCCTATTCTGGTCGATTTCGACCGGTTTATTCTCTCTTTGCTCCTTTTTCTCCATAAAGCTCTTGAAGATATTCACGGCATACCGCTTCCCCTTCGGCTACATCTTTAAAGTGCCGTCTGTGGTGACAGCTAGGGCAAAGCATAACGGCTTTTTCTATTTCGTCGGACTTATATATCCCGCACGGCTCGTGGTGATGTTTTACGCCGTATTCAACGGGAGCTCCGCACCAAATGCATGTACCGCCGTCACGCTCGTAAATTTGGTTGTAAAATTCCTTAGCGGCCTTTCCTTTTAGTTTTACTCTCTTCGTCTTTACTAAGTTCATCGTGTTTCACCACCCTGTATTTGATTAATCTACCTTCATAGACTCGTTCAATATTTGCCCAGCAACCTTTATGAGTTCGTTTGCCGTTTATCATTTCGACGAAATGGATTTTTTCATCGGGCTTAAAGCAGCGTTTATCGTCATGTACCCAAAGGGTATTTTCCCGTCCTTCTTCGATGGCGGCGTATTCCGCTCGGTTTTTTCTGATTAGATATCTTATCGTCATCGTCACCCGTCCTTATCATTCGGTAAAACATATACGGAAAGCCAAAGGCGGTGTATCCGTACTGCACCGGTTTTTCTATGTAGTATCCTTTCGGAGCTTTCGGCTCTTTCCAGGTTTTACTTTTTATGATTTCTTTTTTTACTTCCGGCTTTTTTAGATTCCTACTTGCCCGGTATCTTGATTTTTGGATTGAATCTTCTTCGCAAAAGGTTTCTCTTGTTTCTTTTACAAAGTATTCGGCGACTCGTCTTGCATCGTCCGCCTTTCCGTCGTAAAACCGAAAGGCCTTGTAGGGAATTTCTCCGTGTGGCCATAGCTTTTTGTAATCGGTTCGTGATAGGCCGATGTTATTTACCAGCAAGTGATGATGAATGCGATGTCCTTTGCATTCCGTGGTAGCAATCCATTTTAATTGTTCGCCTAGCCGGTGATAGAGTCTTCGGAGTTTACGGAGAAAATTGTCTAATCTGTTTTTGGCTTCTTCTTTTCCAGGCTCCGGCTCTTTATAGGTAAGGTCGATTCGAACGTCTTCTTCTTTAAAATTTTCAAGGATTAGGTAATAGAGATTTTGGATTGAATTTTTCTCGTTTACCTTCCATTGCTCGGCCGATGTGTTTTTATTGTTCGGGGATCTTGGCATCGTCGGGGTTTTATATCTTGACGTGTGGTATTTCCGGATCTCAATTACGGGTCCTGCTTTTACCGTTTTTTGTATATACATAAATTCGACCTCTTGGTTTTAATGTGGTCGTATATTTAATAGACTTAATCTAGCGATAACAGGGCCGAAGCCCTGTTTTTTTCTCACTATATAATGTATAATATATATAGACCATTTACGGAGCTTGCCGGCTCCGGTCTGCCTTTTACGTTAGACGCCCTTGTGGCGTCTTTTTTTATTGACTTCTTCTATTCGGTTTCTCATATCTTCTACCAGTTGTTTAGCCCTGGAGTCTTCTTGCTTTATTTTGTGTCTAACTCTATATAAGCACGCCCAGGTTCTATGGCCTTCAAAATACTTACAGTTAGGGCAAACGGTATCGGGGATCAATCCGTCTACCGGGCAGTGGATAAAACTTTTACTACTCATCGGGTAATTAAATCGACCAGGCTTATAGAGGTTATGAGGTCTACTAAAACCAATGCGCCTATGAAAATACCGCCACACGTAGCATAGAATTTAATATCTTTGTTTTCTTCTTTTAGGCGGCGGTTTTCTGTCAGCAGCTCAAAGTTATCTTCCAGCAGTCGTTTATTTATAATTTTCGTTCCTTCGAGCTGCCATTTTATATCTTTAATATTCAATTCTTCTTCATATGCTTTTTTCGTGTTAATCCATTCCGGTAATGTGATTTTCATAATTTAACCTCCGCTCGGTAATACTCCGTATGCGTCTTCTGAATTAATGGGCCAGGCGTGTGTGATTTTTAACCCCCGGTCTCTGTTATTTCTCATGTCATTGTCGTAAGCCTTTAAAAGGTAGCGTTTCTTTCGTATAAAGTTTTGGCTGGGAATAATGCTTATTTCAGGCCCTGCACCTTCTTTTTCGATCATGAGTCCTATAAACTTATTGCCATTTTTAATGGCATCTTCGAACACCTGTATAACCTCTACTCTATTCATTAATTTTCACCTTTCGTATGAGTTTATTTGGATCTTGGGTGCTAAGTCCTTTTTAAAAACGACTATTGCCGACGGAAACGGAGCGCTTCCTTTGCCGTCTCCGAATTTAAGGCGACCTCTTATAAGCCTTATTTCGTTAGCTTTCATGGCGTAATCGTGCCACCAGGCGGTATCCGTCCGGGCTGGCAGCAAGCAGACGACCGTTGCCTTACCTTGCTGTGACGCTTCTTTTGCCTTTTTTACCCAGTTTCCGATTTGTCTTCCGTACGGGGGATTCATCCATATGACGCCCCCCCATTCTTTCTTTAGGGCATCTTCTTCTTTGGTGTAGTATTTAGGGCATTTGGCGTTTTCTTTACTCGCACATATATCGAGGGTGAAGTTAAACTCTTTGTTTAGCCTGTTAAAGAGTTCTTGAGGCGTACCCCATTCTTCACTGTTACTGGTATACATGCCTTTAGTCATCATTTGCCGGTACTTCCAAATCCGCCTTCGCCGCGATCGGTTTGGCTTAGTTTATCCACCTCTTCGAACTCTACCGGGATGTTTTTTTCGATTAATCCCTGCATGAATCGCTCGCCCTTATGAATGTATTTTTTAATTCGTCTTCCGGCTGTGATTTTAAATATTCCCATAACTTCACCCCGGTAACTGCTATCTACAATGCCAACGCAATTGGCTAAGTAAAATTTTGTCTTTGCTCCTTGTGAGCTTCTCATGAAGAGCTTCATATGATAACCTTCCGGGATTTCGAATGAAAGCCCTGTTCGGACGAAAGTCGCCGTAGAAAGGTGCATGGATTTTACTGCCGTGTCTTCTATTGCGTAGAAGTCGAAACATGCGTTTCCTTGCGTAACCAAGGGGATTTGCGCTTCGGGATGTGTCTTTTTAATTTTGATTTTCAAATGTTCCATATTTACCTCCTATTTAAAAAATCCCTGTTTAAGAATGTCGTACAGCATAGCGGTGTGGCTATCGGCGGCGATGTTTACGACCTTCTCATACCCTGACGGCCATTTAATTGTTACTGCCCAGTCTTGCGGATTGTAGGTCAGTGTGCATTCTTCCCCGGCCATGCAAAGGATCCGTTCAAAAGCTGCCACTATAACGGCCTTTTGCTTTTGATCTTGTTTTACGATAAGCCACATCATTTCTTTTTCTTCCGGCGTCATTTTATTCCCCTCCTAAATCTCTCCGCTTATCACCAGCAGCTCGCTGGTGATTTTTTTAATCTTCTTTTTAAGAGTTTCGTTTTCCGCTTCCAGGCGGCTGTTTTCTTCCTTTAGCCGTCTGTAGCCTGTTGCCGAATATTCCCATTCAATACCGGCTAGAGCCTCTACTTCTTGGCGGCCGAACTTTACGCCGGGCAGCGGTAATTGGTGGAGTTTATTTTCGTCTCTTAGCCTGTATACAGCTGATTGAGACACTCCGTAGTATTCTGATACGTCTTTTACGGACATGACATCCTTTTTCTCCTTCACATTACTGGGCCTCCTCGTCATCGTCATATAAAGTTAGCCAGCAGTGGGCTTGCCCGCACGGTCCCTGCCCGTAGCCGTTGTTGATTCCGTTGTTGTGGCCGCATTTCTTACATGCGGTGCTAGGGTCTATGCCCATTTGTTCTAGCTTATTAACCGTCCATGTGTCCATTTTCATTTTCCTTTCTTATGTTGCACGGTTTTCCGTGCTTAATATGTAAAAAAAAGAGTTTCTACTTCTTCGGCCGAAAGTTTCTTGTCGGTTGCCTCTCTAGCCACTTTTGCAATCTCCCTTTGTGTGAAAGGGACCTTGTTTTGCATTCTTTCGGACAGGGCTGTAGTGCCGATTCCTAAGAATTTGGCAAAATTGCTATGGGTTACAAAGTGTTCTGCAATAAAACCTCTTAATTTTGCATAATTGAATTTTTCCATTTTTCTCACCCCTTTTGCACGGTTTTCCGTGTTGTTACAAATATATCACACATATGTATTTTTGTAAACGGTTTTCCGTATAATCTTTTTTATTTTATATTGATGTGATACGCTTTTCCGTATATACTACTTATATAGTTTGTTTCGTTCGCAGATTGGAAGGTTTTTTATGAATACGTTTATCGAGCGATTGCGGCAAATTATGTCCGAGCGGTCTATTAGTCAAGCTGACTTATCGAGACTTACGGGCTTAAGAACTTCGTCTATTTCTGATTATTTAACTGGTAAGTATGTCCCTAAGCAGGATAAGGTGGCTCTAATTGCCGGCGCTTTGTCGGTAAGCCCGGCGTGGCTTCTTGGTTATGATTTTGAGGGTAGCAGCTTTTCGGCACGAACCGATCTTAAAGACGTGTTAAAGTCCGCTTCCTACTGTACCTATGGTGGTAAGCCTATCAAAAAAGAGTTGCTCGAACGGTTAATTCAAGCAGCCCTGGAGGATGAATCGTGAAACGTATGTTGCCGGTTGTGCTGGATTTAATTCGTGAGTACGGCACGAATGACCCTATCGAGTTGTGTCGGTGTTTAAAAATAAGCGTAAAGAAGGTGATAATCCCCCGATATGCCAAAAGGTTTGTCTCTTTGTGTATTCGGGCATAATGTTATTTATATTAATAAACGCCTTAACTTTAATGCCCAAAACGTTGTTATTGCCCACGAGCTTGGCCATGCCGTTCTTGGTCATGTGCAGCATAGGGTTTTGGGGTTTGATGTTGTTCCTTATAAGGAGAGCCCGGAGAAGGCGGGTCGGCAAGAGCTTGAAGCAAATAAGTTTGCGTTTCTTCTAATTGCTCATACGTGTTTGCGGAATAATGCCGATATGATAGACGGGATACGGGAAGAGAAGCTACTTACTACTGAACGAGTGTTGGAATTACTAAATGTTTTTGCGGGTACGTCTTGCTATATTAAGTAGACTCATTAAGGGGTGTTGCTTGTGCTTGATGTTTTTTATTTTGGATTGCCTATTGTCGGGATCGTTTGTTATTTTTTAGATTTTTATTCTATTTCTGTGTGGTGTGGCTATGGGGCTCTAGTCGTATCCTTTTTGGTTACTGCTATCCATAACGAGCCTAATAAATTCCGTACGTTTATATTTTATTTCGTCATTACCGCTGCGTGTCGATTCTTTTTGGTTTCTTCTGATGTTTCCGGATTTGATGCGTGGGGAATTGCGCTTTCTTTTGCGCTTTCTATTTTGTTAATTCCTTTCGTTGTGGCTGGTATTTTTGGTATTTTATCAAGAAAATAGTTTGGCTCTATGCAAGTAAGGCTACTCGTGCTATAATTGGATTATTGACGGGGACTTGCTCTCCAGGCGGCTATGCCGCCAATTTCCAAAGCGCAGCTTGCCTGCCGAGGGCCTTACATTTTGTAAGGCCCTCATTTTTTTTGTGTTGGTATTGATTGGTTTGTTGTTCTCTTGTGTGCTAAGATGGGGTTAACGTACCCATCACGCTTTTTGTGCCATAAGGCACTAGCGCACCAGGATGGGTCTTTTCTTTTATTTGGGTGTGGTAGGATGCAGGCAAACATTACAATACGAAAAAAGGATGGCGGTTACCAGGTTGTCGTTTCGTATAAAGACGGCAAAAAGTGGCGTCAAAAATCAAAACAGGGATTTGAGACTCGTCGCGCCGCCAAGGAATATGGACAAGATATAATAGAAGAATTAAAAAATACGATCTCCATATTTATTCCAGAGGATTTGAAGGCCATTACACTCCGGGATTTCTTATCTTTGTATCTTGAAGAGCGGGTGAATTTAACATATAATACCCGGACTTCTTACCGGCTTGCGATTCAATTTTTCTCCGAGATTGCGCCGCTTCCTATCCGTGAGATAACTCATGCCCAAATTATTCGGATTTTTAACGACCGCAAGCTTTTGCCCGGCACCCGTAATATGTATCTAGTTAGGCTGCGGACAATTTTTAATTACGCCAGGCGGCCTTATGGAATTATTACTCATAACCCATGTGATTCAATCGAACGTGTTAAAACTACAACCCGCAAGGTAAAGACGTTTAGCGAAGAGGAAATAAATACGCTCTTTTCTTATCTAAGAGAGACTTCCCTATACCACTATACTCTTATTTGCGTGGCTCGTTATACCGGCTGCCGCTATGGGGAGATTCTGGGGATCACCTGGGATGATGTGAATTTCTCTGATAACACCATCAGCATTAATAAACAATTTGTCCGCATCAGCAAGTCCGAGTGCCGCATTGGCCCTCTTAAAACCAAGGGTAGTTATCGGGTGCTTCCAATGCCGCCTTCTTTAGTAAGGGTCCTTAAGGAATACCGTATTCATTCTAAAGACGGCCGATTATTTTCTGAAAACATTTCTGAATCGGCAGCTATTAATAGGGTTATTCGCCATGTTGTGAAAGACAAAACCATTCATGATTTTCGCCATACGTACGCTACCGCGCTGTTAGCTAATGGCACTGATATTAAAACCGTTGCCAGCCTTTTAGGTGATAACGTTTCTACCGTTATTAATACATATGTGCATTATACAGACGAAATGCGGCTTAAAGCAGCTGAAAAAGTTTCTGATGTGTTTAAGTAATTTTTGACGGATTTGTTGACGAAATTTGCATAGGCTAGTCTACAAGCCAATAGTTAAAAGGTGTTTTATTCTCTTATGAAATATGGTACTA